GCGCCAGCTTCCCTGCCTCTTCGGCGGTGATCAGGTCGGTCATGCGATCCTCCTTGCGAGGTGGTTTCTGGTGAGGGTCATGGGGTGGCCCCGCGAAGCTGGTCCGACAATTCCATGCGGGCGACTACATGCGGATAGAAGCCACGCCATGCTTCACATTCCCGGTAGTATTCACCGCTCTCGCACCATTGCTCACGAAGGCCCGGCCAGCCTTCATCGCCGCCGTCGATATCCGCGAGTTTGCGGCACTCCGACGCAAGCGCTTCACAGTCCAGATGCCAGCAGATCGTGTAAACGTAGTCGTACTTGTTGGTCTGGAAGCCGTAGGTTTCCCCCGGCGCGATGTAGCGACAGCAGTGAAAGCATTGATGCGGCTTTCGGGCGCGGCGCTCCCCCTGGGCCAGTGTTTGGCTCATGGGGTGGCCTTCGCTGCGCGGATGGCCTGCTCGTAATCAAACCGCGCGCCTTCTGGCATCGGGCCGTTTGCAATGCCGGTACGGATGACTTCGCAAATCTCAGCCGCCCGCTCCATCCCCCTCGCTTCGGCTTCCCGGATCAGCGCGGCGTGTTCGCTGGCGAGGATGTATTCAACGCCTTTGCCTCCCGGCTCACTGCGCCATACGTCCATGCCGTCAAATGTCTCGGGTGGGTCAGCCCAAATCCGCTTCGGGGCGTCAGTCATCGTTCTCTCCTGTGGTGAGGGCGGCGCGGCGGTAGTCTTCCTGTGCGTGGGATTGCGCGCCGGAAAGGGTGTCGTGCCACGTCTCATCCCAATGGCACAGGAACCGCCCGTCATGCGCTTGGGTGATGAAGTATTGAAACGGGTGCGGCCTACCGATGCAGCCGCCTTCCCTGAACTCGCTAAAGATCAGCGGCTTCACCCGAACTCCCCGCGCGGTCAGTTCAGCGGGGGTCATGGCAGCACCTTCGCGGCTACGGAAATGACCGAAACCTCCCACGTCCCCTCTAGCGAAGGGCCGACAATTCCGTTCCCGCTCGGGTCGCAGACGATTTCGCCGTTGAGGACCACTACAACGTGATTGCAGCCCAGACTGGATTTGCCGAGCAGGATCATCGGGGTTGTCGGATTTTGCCGAGAGGTGAGTTTCATCACTTCTTCAAGGCTAATTTCTGCGGAATAGGCGAAGGTTGCGCAGGCTAGCCCGCGATCAGCAAGCCAGCGCTCCTGACGCTTTGCCCACCAGCCATCATCATCGCGCGTCGCGGAAGGATCGTCGCAGAAATGCGGGACTTCGGACGGGTGCAGGTCAAGGATAGCGGCGACACAGGTCCGCTGGCAGTCGCCATATTGGCCGTTCGCCGGGTCGTGCTTGATCAGTTGGGATTGCGGGGTCATGGTTTGGCTCCCTCGAGGGCGGCGCGGGCATACTGGACGCGCGCAGTGATTTCAGGGTGGGAGAACCCCCAACCGTCAGTCGTGAAAGCTTCATAAGTGGCCAGCCGCGCCAGCTTGGCCTGTGTGGCGGCGAGTTCGGCTTCGGCAGAGTGACGTGCGGTTTGCTCCCCCTCCCACATTTCGCTGAGAGTGTTTGTCACTGCGTCAAGCCGCTCCAGCCGCTCGTGCAGGGCGATGATGGTGCGGATTGCTTCTGCGCCCGTCGAAATAGTCATGACGTGGACGTCTCCAGCGATGAAGGCGTTCAGCTTCGCCTGCGCCTGTTCTTTCGTGATCATGGTCATTCCCCTTTCTTGAGGGCGCGGATGGTTTCGATACGCGAGCGAAGATTTCGGCGAGCGGCGTCAAGGGCTGGCTGTGAGCGCCACTCCATTTCAATACTCGTGATAACGTTTATTTCCGCTTCCGCGATCAGGGCCTGCACCTCGAGGGAGGCGGCAAGGGCTTCGGGGGTGGCGAGGATGTAGGATACATCGTCCAATTCGCACTGACCGTCAGTGGGGATGATGCCGTCTCCAACTTCCCAAAGCGGCGGCATCCAAATGCGCTGAATGATTTCCGGCGCGGTCATGGCTTCACCTCATTGAATTTGGCCCAAGCTTCCTCGGCTCTAGCCATGTCGCGAAAGAAGTCCCAGCCCTCATCCGCCCGGAGATATTTCAAGCGCACGTCTTTTCGGTAGATGTGTCGGACGGCGCGAGGAGCATTGCTCGGCAACGTCTTCAGGAAAGGATGATCTTGAATTACCGCAGTTTTGTAGGCTGACACGATGTCAGTGCCAGGGTAAAAGCTGTAGTCGATTGCCAGCATGTGTCCGGCCATCTGCACGGTTTTTGGGTTCCATCCCGGCTTTCGGGCGGCATCCATCGCAGCTTCGTAGATTGCTGGCCAGTAGGTTGTAGTCCGCTCAAATTCAGGCGTTACCTCATTCCATTTTGACGCGGGGATTGGCCACGGTAGGTCGCTCATGGCTTCACCTGTAGGGCTGCGAGGATGTGGGCGGTACGGTTATGATCTATCGCACCACACGTTGCCTTATCTGGCGCTTCTACAACACGCCCATAGAGTGGATCGAAGGCGTGATAATAAACACCTTCCATTGCGGCCCGTAGTTGCCAATCCAGCGGCTTCACCTCTATCCCCGCGTCCGCGAGGCGTTGTGCGTTGCTCATTCCACTTCTCCCATTGCATCTCGTTCCGCTTGCATAGCCGCCCCGCTGGCCAGTGCGATCATCTGAGGCCATGCCTTGCCGTGAAGACGGAACATTTCGCGGCCAAAGGCTTCGGCGACTTCCTCGGGCGCCTTTGGCGGTAGCCCGAGTGGGGAAACAAAGCCCCTCGCCTGCATCTTGTCGTGAAGGTTTTCAAGTTCTTCGGGAGCAAGATAGGGAGTTTCTCCGGGGGCTTTCAACGGCGGCAGTTCTGTTTTGTTGAACATGATGATCCCCTCAATCGTCGATGTCGTCGAAGTCGCTCGAGTCGCTTGGATCGAATTCGACCTCGGTGTAACCGATTTCCAGAATAGCCGCCTGCAGCGCATCGGGCAACGAGTCCAGGTCAACGGCGCAATCGAAGAACTTCGCCTCGATGCACTTGATGTTGGTGACTTCGTTGCCTTCCTCGTGTTCCTCGATCTCGCCCTCGAAGGTTAGTTCGATGTGGTCAGTTTCGTAGGTGGCTTCGGCGCGCATAGCGGGCTCCTTTGGTTGCTTGTGTTGTATAGCACGGGTGGGCGGGAAAGGCAAGGGGCTAGGCCAGTGGGTCGATGTAGTCGTCTGTGTTGATGTAGGTCAAGCGGGACTTGGCGCGGGTGGCGAGGACGTAGGCGAGGTTGAACTCTTGACCCTCGTCCCCGATAAGGTCGCGATCAAGGATGAAGACCTCTTTCCACTCCGCACCCTTGGCCTTGTGTCCGGTAGCGAGATCGACTTTGCCCTCGGAATTGAAAACATTCTTGGCGAGGCTGATGGCGCCGCCGAGGCTTTCCGCGTTCTCGAGGAAAACAAGGATGCACTCAACGCGCTCGGCGAGGTTTTGCTTGGCCGAGGTCCGTTTCATCTTAGCCTCCTTCTCGCGCCGGTAGCTGGCGAGGGCGGAGATGGCGTCGGGCTGGCGCATGTTGATCGGGCCGAGGCCCTCCATGACTTTGATCAGCGCGGCGGCGACATCGCGGCCCCAGAGGTTGGGGCGACGGCCCTCCTTCAGCATCCGCAAGGCAAAGCGGAACAGCGGGGCGTTGTTGCGGCAGAGGACGGCGGAGCGGTCGGGAATATCCTCCATGCGCCACTGGTGGAGGATGATGACAGAGCCGGGATTGTGTGGGTTGCCGGACCAAGACTGGATGCGGGGGGCGTGGTGGCGAACCCACTCGCAAATGGCTTCGGGGCAACGGAATGTGGTGGATAGGTGGAGGGTGGTCATGTTGAAGCGCTGCTGGAGAAGGGGCATCCCGGCGGTGTGCGCTCCGCGGAAGGCGTAGATGGCCTGCAGGCTGTCACCGACGCAGATGATCCGGCGCTTGGCTGCCTTGGCGACCATGACGTGGTTGAGCTCGGACCAGTCCTGCACCTCGTCCCCGAGGACATTGTCGAAGATGGGGAAGGAGCAGCGCATGACGGTGGGCATGAGGAGCTGGTCGGCGTAGTCGATGCGACCGGCGAGGGCTTCGTTGAAGGAGCGCGTCAGGACGCGGAGCATCACGTCGATCTGGAGGCCGGTGGGTTCCTCTGGGAGGAGCTCGAAGAACTCCTCGTCGGAGAGCAAGGTGGTGACTTTGCTGGCGAGGTCACCGGCGATGTCGTCTGGGACGTGGCCGTGGTTCTTGGACATCTGCAAGGCCCGGCCAATGTCGGCGAGATTGTCGTAGAGGAAGGTGCGCTCCTCGGGTAGGCACTGCTCGATTTCCTCGAGAAGGAGATTGTGCAGCTTGCTCTGGGAGAGCTGGAGTTTCTTGCCGATGTGCTGGGCCCAGACGCCGTGGCCGAGGCTGTTGAGGGTTTTGCAGACGACGGTCTTCGGCATCCGCTCGGTCATCTCGTCCGCCACCTTCTTGTTGAAGGCGAGGCAGAGAGTGGTGCCCTTGAGGTGCCGAGCAAGCTCGACGAGGGTGGAGGTCTTGGCGGCGCCGGCGAGGGCCTCGATGAGGAGGTTGGATTTGGTGTCGCGGGCAGCGGCGAAGATGGCGAGTTGTTCGGGGGTCCACTGGTGGGTCATTTGCGGGCATCCTTCAGCACGGCGTTGATGAGGTCGCCGAGGGCAAAGAGCTGAGGCGCTTCCTTGTAAAGGGCCTCTATCGCGTAGAAGCTTAGCTTATGCTGATTGATGATAGCCGCCGCCTCCATCTTTGCGAGGCTTGCCCGTCCCCACTCGCCTCCGCTATCGTCCGCGTAGTGATAGCTGGCGTTGGACAAAAGCTGCACGATCCCTTTGAGGGCCATGAAGTCTGCGCCGTTCCAAAGTGGGGCTGTTGCGTTGATGTTTCCAATAGTCTCGGACATGGCTGGTTCCTTGTGGCGCTGTCAATCGCGCTCAGATGAGGTGAGATAGAGGGTAGGCGAAGCAAAGCAGAACGGCGAGGCCTACGGCGAATGCCGCAAGAAGCTGGAGAGCGAAGACGATGAATGCTCCCATGTTAGAGGCCGGTCAGCAGGTCGTCGACCTCGGCTTGGGAGAGGATGCGAAGGGTCTGGACGTGGTTCTGGTAGTTGGGGTCGGGCTTGCGGAGCTGGAGATCATAAAGCGCCGAAAGAAGCTCGTTAGCGGTGCCGATATAGAAATGTGCGGAGCGACTGTCCCGCCAACGAAAGGTGTCCGCTCCCATCCGCTCGACGTGGAAGGAGTGGTAGGAATGGGCTTCCGGGTGGTTCCAGGCCCCGCGTTCGGCTTCGGTCAAGCCGTCGAACTGGCTGGGGTCGGTGTAACCAAGAGGGAGCTTTTTCATGCTTTTTTCCCCGCTTCAAACTCTGCGAGGAAAGCCGCCGCTTCTTGCTCGGCTTCGGTAAGCTTGGTCGGCGCACCGGCTGGCGTCGTGGCCTTGTCGAAGGAGACCTGCTCGCCATTCGGCCCCACGGCGGACTTGAAGCTGAACCCGCGCGGTTCGATCAGGACGGTGAGGCGGTCAGCGGGGCGACGGACCATGAGGTGGTCGAAGGGGCTGGCGTATGGTTTGCCCGCTGCCTCGTTTTGTTTGGCGAGCAGGACGCGATAGGCGTTGGCCCTGCCGACCCAAACGGTGGCAGCAGCGCTGGACTCGAAGGTGAGAGTGAGGGAGCCGAGTGAACCAGCGGCCTCGAAGGCTTGGTGAATGTCGGCGAAACTGGCGACGGATTTGGAATAGCGGGCCATCAGGCGGGGTTCCTTGCAGCTAGGCCAGCAAGCTGGCGGGGTTGTCTCGGGGCGACCTCGCGAAGGGGGCCCGCCCTGATAGAGGGTCAAACGGGGCGGATGGGTGCCTCGTGGGTTGCGGGCTTGGCATTGCCGCGCAAGATGTAGTTGCCTTGCTCGGTGAGGCGAAATCCCGCGAAGACCTCGGTCATGGTCTCGGCCAAGTTCGTCGCCAGCACGATCATCTCCTTTTTGTTGAAGCCGACGGCGAGGCCGATCACTTCGCCTTGGTGGGTTTGGCCCTCGAGATAGAAGAAGGTCTCGGTGATGATGCTGGCGGTCATATCGGCCTCGCCGCAAGCGTTATGGCGTTGAGTCGATAGGCCGGGCGAAAGTGCTGCGTGTTCAGGACTGGAAGGCGCAAGGCCTTGGCCCAGCTGGTGACAGTGGTCACGGGCAGATGCACGCGCTTGGCAATCTCCGCCACCTCGACTTCACCAGTGCGATGGGCGGTGAAAACGGCGTGGGCCTCGCGAACGGCGCTGACGAAAAGCTCTGGGTTTGCCATGATGTTACCCTGCATGAAAGGAGCGGACGACGGGGCCGGGAACGGCGTCCGGCAGCGCGGTTCCGATGACCTCGCAGCTGGAGTCGGCTGGATCGACCCAAGTGTAGGCCCCCTCATCCCCTGCGTCGTCCGAGGCCATGCGACGGGCTTCGTCCTGGCTGGCGGCGATTACAACGAAGTCCGAGACCTCGTCGTAGCGGGTGACGCCCTTGCGGCGGAGGTGGAAAATTTTAAGCATTGGTGGACTCCATTGGTTTGACAGACTCATCAGCGGCTGCATGTCAATCAGCCGGACCCCCGAGGGGGTTTCGTCTCAGGTGCGATGACCCTTGAAAAGCCGAGGCAGTTTGATCGCTGTCACGTTACCATCCTCATCGAACGCGATGGCGAAGCGCTGTTCGCGGTCGTATTTCCGCTGACGAGGCGGCGTCCCCATCTGGCGGTGCGGAGGAACATTCGGGCGCACGGACTCCCCGGCGAAGAAGGACATGATCAAGGTCTGGGCGGCATTCAGTTGCATTTCTTGGACTCCATCTTGGTTTCTCGCCCACAACGCAGGGCGCAACGGAACGCAAAGCGCGCCCGTAAACCATCCCTAACACGTTCTGCCGCCAATGTCAAGGGCGAAGCCCAGTTGATACGGCTTGCAAGCGGGCTGACCGCCCGTCCTAGCGTGGGCTGGTTCACGCGGCGCTGTCGCCTTAGTCGTATGGCCTCCGGTTAGGGCCTCGCCTTTGGTCCTTTCCCGTATGGCCTAGCCGTATGTCCTGAAAGGGGCTAATTTTGGCCATTTCCGGCCCGACCCACCCTCTATGGGGTTCAATACGTATCGACCCGAAACGGGGCCAGCCATACGGCACTGGGCGGTTGTTGTTTTGGGGCGAGGGGATATGGCTTTCTTTCTGAATTGAGAAAAAAAAAAAAAAAAAAAAACTCAGTTAAGGAACAAAACAAGAACAAATTTTGAGTGACCCCCTTGCAAAAGAAAAACCCGGAGTATGGTATGGCTCGCCCCGATTCGGCGGGAGCCGTATTGAACCCCGCACACAGTGGTCAAATGGAAAACCCTCGGATTACAGCCCCTTTCAGGGCATGGGGATAGGGCCTAAAGGGAGGCCGGGTTGGAAAGGGCCGAAAGGGAGGGCTTGCGGCTAAGCGCCTTGCGCGGTGGCGGGATCATGGCGCGGGGCGATAGCGGGGCGGGGATGGAGCGGGCATGGCCGGGAAGCGGGCAAAGCGGGGCGTGGCGATGGGTCAAGCGCTTGGCGGGTGTCATCCACCCGGCGCGGGGAAGCGTGCTTGTACGGGCCGCGTTTGAAGGGGCAGCCATACGGGACTCGGCGGCATAAATGAAAGCGCCGCCAAGGTTTCACAAGGCGGCGTTATGGTGGCGAGGTGGATGGGTCAGAAGAATTCGCGCAAGCTCTGCAGGTCTTGATAGACAGCGACCATTTCTTCCGTGCGCGCGTTCCAAACCGAGGTTGATCCAATGGTAGGGCCGGATTGTTCAATCAGGTCGGAAAGCGGAAGGCACAAGCAGAGGGCGATATGGGATAGCGGCAAATCCGCCTCCACAATTTGCGGCGCATTGTTTTCGGCAAACTCAATCACAACATAGCGCATGGCACGGACTCCTAAACAAGACGCTGCGTCATTGCATCGCCTAGCAAGGGAGTCCGGGGGGCAAGCCTTGCCCGCCCCCCGGTTCCGGTGTCAAAGACCACCAAGCAATTCCGCAAGGTCTTTCGCCATGCCAGCGCTTGCGGCTTCCCGGCGCGCAAGCTCCTCCCGCGCCTCGGCCATGATATCGCGCGGCTTAGGGGCGGTAAGCTGCCGCTTGATCCAATCCATAACCGCCGCGTCATTCCACGTCGGACGCTTTTCATTGGCCTTGAAGAAGGCCGCTACCTTGGGATCAAGCGTGACGAAAGCTGCCGCTGTCGGCTTGGTTCCCGGCGAAGCCTCGGCAAGCGCAGCGGCGAAGATACCCTGCAGCGCGCCCTTGGCAATATCCAGCGCCAAGCTTTGCTCCTCCGTCCACTTGGTGCTGGTGCCGTCACCCGCCACCCGAACCTGCCATTGTCCGGCAAGCAAGGCATCCGCCGCCTTCTGCATCAGCGCCAGCGTCTGATCCTTGATCGCCTTATCATGGGCTTCCACGAAATCGGCCAGCTGATCCTTGCTCGGCTTTGGCGCGTCCTTCCCCTTCACTTCAAGCCAGATAGCGCCGGTTGCGCCGCTTGCCGCATCCGCGACCTTTTGCTTGATCCCGTGAACCAAGACAAGCCGCAGCACGTCATGCGGGATTGCGCCAAGATCAAGCGACACCGTGACACCACGGGACTCAACGGCGACAGGAACGGCGGGGACTTCAAGATTAAACATTTCCATTTTGGACTCCATAGGCTGCGTGATTGCAGCGTGATCCCATCCCCACGGGATGGGACTGCGCTATAATCAATAGACGATCCGGGCCATGCAAGGCTCGGTAATAGCTTCAATGGTGCGCCATGCTTCCGGGCTTCCATCCGCCCAGCCGCTGCCGTCATGATAGCGCCAAACCCAGCCCTTCCCCTTGGCAAGGTCAATCATGGTCTGCAAGCGACGCTTGCCACGAGGTGCAATGAACATAGTGCGCTGCGTGTCAGACTGGATAATCAGGATGTGCATGGTGGACTCCAAGGGCAAGGACCAAGTGGCCGGGGTTGGTGCTTACAAGGTAATCGCATTTCGTCCCGTGTCAAGCCCCTTGCCGCAGGTTTCTTGCGCACCTTGTCGCTTTTCTTTCCCGCAATCCCCCTTCCAACCTGTGGCGGCAAAACAACACCCCACCCCTCGAACACGTCAACCGGGGGGTGGGTTCGACGGTGCCGGGGCCTCCAACCCCCCGCGAGGCCCCTCGCAAATATATGTCCAGTTTTGTATGATATGGGCCCCTCGCAAATCTCTATCGGATTGCGTAGCGTATGGTCCTCAAAAATCCTACGCGAAGCGTGGAGGGAATGGTATGGCTGCCCCCGGATCGGGCGGAGCCATACGTAATAGCCGGGGCTTGCGCCTTCGCGCGCGATGTGGTAGAGTGCGAGGGAGCCAGCGGAGGGCCTCGCCTTGGGACTTGACCTTAGAACAACTGGGCGCGCGAAGAAGGCGTTCTCCGCGGAAATGGAGAGGGAGCTGGGGCTGGATGACGTGGCGTCGCTGCTGGAGGAGAAGGGCGTTGCTGCGCCGCAGATTGTGCAGCTTCGCGAAAGACACCATGCGCTCGCCCGGCTTATCGCCGAAGGAAAGAAGCCCGGAGAAGCCGCCATCATCTGCCGCTACTCGCAAAGCCGAATGAGTGTGCTGCTGGCTGACCCGGCCTTCCGCGAATTGGTCGCGCACTACGCCGAGTTGGTAAACGAGGAATTCGTGGACTTCCAAGGGAAGCTCGCGGAGCTGGCGCTGGACGCCGCCATCATCATGCAGAGCCGGATGGAGGACAAGCCCGACGAACTTTCCGACGCGCTTGTGCTGCAGATCATCCAGGTAGGCGCAGACCGCACGGGCCACGGGCCCTCGCAGAAGGTCGAACACAATCATAAGATCGGGCTGGCGGACAGGCTCAACTCCGCCCGTTCTCGGATCGAGACCACGTTCAAAGACATCACGCCCAAGGAGGCCGCCGAATGACTGTTGTTAACCTGACCCGTGACGCCACCTACACCGCGATCAATGCTGCCGCCGCTCGCGTTCAGGTTTTCGGTGGCCGCGTTCGTGTGGCCGACTCCGCTACCCCCACCGGCGATGACTTCCAGGTCTGGCCGGAAGGCAGCGTCATCGACATCACCGCCGTCAAATACGCCCAGGCCGTCGACACGACACCGACCTGGATTGTCAGGTTGGCGGTCTAAAAATGCCGCGGAGGACCAAACATAGGCTCCCGGACCTCACCATTCTGCCGCAAAGCACTAGCTTCCCCGGCATCAGCGCCCTCGTGTCCATTCTCCTCGAGTTGTTCTCCGGCACCATCCTCCAAGCCGACGGAACCTTGCAAGCCTCAACCATTCTGGGAGTTCCTTAATGCCGTGGATAACTGGAGTTACCACCGGCGCTGACATGGCGACCGACTTCAACGCGCTGGATGCCGACTTCGACGCGCTGCTTGCGGGCTTCGACGCCTCCGCACAGGTTGCTGTTGCAGCGGTTCCTCTTGTCGCCCTCAACCCCGCAGACTTCGTTATTATCCGGGATGCCTCGGATGCCAACCTTCTCAAGCGTGTCCCTGCGACGGACATCGCCGGGATAACCCTCGGAGGCTCAGGCACCGTCACACTTACCGCAATCTGTCGGGAGTGGCGTGAAACTATCGCCGCCGTCGGCATCACCGCTTCCTCTCGCGTCCAGATCTGGCTTGCCCCGGAGGACGACTCGCTAGAGAACTCCCCAGAGCTTCTTGATCTAGTCTCCCTTACCGCCACTCCTGGCACCGACACCCTTAGCGTCCTCATCACCTTCTCGGAGCGGACCTCCGGCCCTATCAACCTTCTCTGGAGCGCAAGCTAAATGGCCAAACTTTCAAAAGATAACTCGGTCGGCACCCTTCATCCACGGGAGGCTGCTTTCGTCACCGGCACCCTTGCCCTTCTCAACGCCGAAGTGGTGCTGGACGGTGACGGCGCGAGTCTTGTCACTCTCGATCTCCGTGGCACCTTTGTCGGCACCGTCGAAGTCCAGGCTTCCGTGGATGGAACCAACTTCATCACCTTGCCGCTGCGTTCAACCGCCGTTCCAGTCTACTCGCTGTCCGCTACCACCGCGGGCATCTACCTCGTTCCCGCTGCAGGCTACCGCAAGCTGCGCGCCCGGATGACCGCATTTACCTCTGGAGCCGCCATGGCCACTCTTGTCGCCTCGACCGGCATTCTCGACGACAGACTGATGGGGGAAAGTTACAACCTCGCCATCACCGCAACTGGCGTGGCCGGGGCCGCCGTTACCCTTACCATCCCGGCACCCGCAGCGGGCCTTCGCCAATACATCGGCAGCATCCGCATCGAGCGGCACGCAACGGCGCTGCTGACCGCGGGAGCTACTCCAGTCCTTGTCACCTCGACCAACATTCCAGGCACTCCAACCTTCTCCATCCCTGCCGACGCCGCGGCCCAGGGGACGATCTACGAAAAGATCATTGACCTGGGTCGGCCGATCGCCGCCAACGCACAGGCTACCGCCGTCACAGTTGTCGCCCCTGCCACCACCACGACGATCTGGCGTCTCACCGCTTACTACTACGTCGCCCCCTGATCGGAGAGTCGGATGAAAATCTTCAGCGCCATCAAAAATCTTTTTGTTCGACAGGCTCCGGTGCTCGAGGAGGTCCTGCCCGTCGAGCTCTTCACCACTCAGGGCACCCCCGTTTCCGAACTTCTTCAGCGCCGTCTTGCTCGCAAAGCCACCAACAAAGAAAGCCCTTTGAATGCCGATTGAGACTTTTCTCCGCGACTACTGGTCTATCATCGCCTTCGCCATCGGCGGGCTTATCTGGGGAATACGCATGGAAGGACAAGTGAGTAAGGCGAACACCGGCGTTCGCGCGCTCTGGAAGCAACGTGAGGAAGATCAGCGCGATGCGGAGAAAAGTCGGAGCGAGGTCCACGAGTTGCTCACCGAACTCCGCCAGGACGTGAAACAGCTACTGGTACAGGGCCGCAAATGACCGAGGACGACGTTGACGCCCTTATGCTATGGCTGGCCGAGGTCCGCAACGATCCCTACGCATTCGTGCTGGGGGCGTATGAATGGGGCGTGGGCGAACTGGCCAAGTATGACGGCCCCGATGTCTGGCAGGCCGAAGTCCTCTGCAGCATTCGCGACGGCGTTCGCACAGTCGATGAAGCAATCGCTGCGGCCCTCGCCTCAGGCGAAGCCTACCAAGCGGAACCCATCCGTGAGGCCACCACCTCCGGTCACGGTATTGGCAAGTCCGCCCTCGTCGCATGGATCATCGACTGGGCGATGTCCACGGAAGTGGATTGCCGAGGTCGCGTCACCGCCAACACCGAGACGCAGCTCAAGGTGACTACATGGGCCGAGCTCGCCAAGTGGCATCGCCTCTCCATCTCCGCCGACCTGTTCAAGATGACCGCTACTTCGCGGTTCTCGATTGACCCAAAGCACGAAAAGACCTGGCGCGTTGACATGGTTCCGTGGAGCGCCAAAAACAGCGCCGCCTTTGCCGGTCTCCACAACCACGGCAAGCGCATCCTACTGGTGTTCGATGAAGCCTCCGAAATCGAGGACATCATCTGGGAAGTCGCCGAGGGCGCAATGACCGACGCCAATACCCAGATCATCTGGTGTGCGTTCGGCAACCCAACTAAGAACACCGGGCGCTTCCGTGAGTGCTTTGACGGCGGACGCTTTGCGCACCGCTGGAAGTCTCGCGCCATTGACTCTCGCACTGTCAAGATCAGCAACAAGACCCAGCTCCAAGCTTGGGTGGACGACTATGGCGAGGACCACGACTTCGTTCGAGTCCGCGTCAAGGGCGTTTTCCCGCGAGTGGATGCCGTCTCCTTCATCTCCTTCGGTGACGTGCAAGAGGCGCAGGCTCGCACACCAGAGGGACAGGAGTTCCTTCCGATCATAGGCGGCCTCGACGTTGCTCGGTTCGGCCCGGACAACTCCGTGCTGGCAATGCGTCAGGGCCGTGACGCTACCTCGCGTCCGTGGGAGCGGATCAACGGGCAGAACACCGTCGCAGTCGCTCGCTGGGCTTTCGAGCTGTATATCCGCCACAACCTATCCGCCCTCGTCGTGGATAGCGGAGGTATCGGTGGCGGTGTCTACGACCAACTCGAACTCATGGGCATCAACGTCTACGCAGTTGACTTCTCCAACTCACCGGACAACGACGACAAGGAGAAGTATCTCAACAAGCGTGCTGAGATGTATGGCCGGGTGCGGGACTGGCTCCGTAAGGGCGGCTGCCTACCTGCCGACGCCAAGACTGCCGACGCCAAGAACTCCCTCTCGGCCCAGCTTACTGCCCCCACCTACACTTTCGCGCAGGACGTGAAGCTGCAACTCGAGAGCAAGAAGGACCTGCGCCGTCGCCTCGGTGTGTCACCAGACGACGCGGACGCCCTCGCCATCACCTTCGCCTACCCCTATCTCGAGGAGGCCTTCTCCATGTCGAAACAACCCGGCCATAATGGCGGGCCGCCGCTTGAAGACGAGGGGGATAGCTACGCAGAAGCCAACCCCTACGCTCAAGTCACCAGTTCCAAATTCAATCCACTCCGGGTGCAATGATGAAAAAACCTAAGGTCGAAAAAATCAACCTGCCCTACGCGTCCAGTGTCGCCAGCTTTTACGGTGATCAAGGCGCTGCTCAGGGCAATTCCTTCCTCGGGCGCATGTTCCAGGGGACCGGACGCACTATCGTCAACAAGACCTTCCAAGGCGGGGCCAAGCCTGCCTCGCCGTCCTTCGGCGGAATGGTCAACAACGGGGGTCGCCGGTAATGTCCGACGCCGACCAACTCAAGATCAGCCGGGACTCCCTGCAAGCGGCCAAGGCCGAGCAGCAGCGCTGGGTTCACGTATGGCGCAAGCTCAACGAGGCCTTCTACCCGTTCATCTACGCGCATCTCAGCGGAACCACCGCGCTCACTCCCGGCGAGCCAGACCGCATTGGCAACACCAAAATGCTGGACGGCGAACCAGCGCTTGCGCTGCTTGTGCTGTCGGCGGGCTTCATGAACGGCGTCACCTCCCCCGCGCGAAAGTGGGTCAACATCAAGCGGCCTGGAACCAAGCCTTACGAAGAGGGCGACAAGGGCAACAGCGCTGTCCACTCCGCCATCCGCACCAAAATCTTGGAAATCCTCGCCGGGACCAACTACTACGACAGCCGGGCCGAGCAGGTCTACGACGGCTGCGGCATTGGCACGGGGGCGCTGCTGTGCTACGAGGACCGTGACCACATCTGCAAATTCACCGTCTGCCCTCCCGGCTCCTACTACCTCACCACCGATGCCTCGAACAACGTCACCAAGTTCAGCCGGGAATTTCGTATGTCCGCCAGCGACCTCCTCAAGGAGTTCGGGGAAGACACTCTGCCCAAGCAAATCGTGGAGAAGGCCAAGGCAGGTGGGGCCGTCGCGCGCACCTCATATCTCGTTTGCCATCTCATTGAGGAAAATTCCCAACAGGACGGTGTGTTGAAAACCTCGCACCCGTTCCGCGAGCTTTATTGGCTCGCCGCCCCCATGAACGGGGGGCAGCCCTATTTGGCCACGCGCCCGCTGCACGAGTGGCCGGCCGCCGTGCTTCGTTGGAGCTGCCCGGACAATTCCACCTACGGCGTCCCGCCCACGATGTCCGTGCTGGGCAAAGCCGTTCAGTTGCAAAACCTGGAATACCAATCCGATCAAGGCCTCGACAAGATGATCTCGCCGCCGATGCTGGCGCACTTGAGCCTGCGCAATCGGCCCAAGGCTTTCAGCGCTCGCGGCATCACCTACACCAACGACGTGAGCCCGGCCAGCGGTGCGCGCCCGGTCTACCAAACCCAGATGCCTTTCCAGGAACTGGAGGTCAAACGCAGCCGGATCGTGCAGGCCATCAAGGACGGCCTCTACAACTACCTCTTCGACATGATCTCCTCCCTCGAGACTGTGCGCAGCGCCACCGAAATCGACGCTCGCCGCGAGGAGAAGATGATCGTGCTGGGGCCGGTGCTTCACCGCAGCTACCTCGACGACATCGGTGTCGTTATCAAGCGGGTCTTCGGGATTGCCTCGCGCAAGCGCCTATTGCCCGAGATGCCCGAAGGTGAGGGCGCTGAAATCGAGTTCTCCAACATTCTCTCCGACGTGCAGAAGGCAAGCGACGTGGCCACTCTCGAGCGCTTCACAGCCTTTGTCGGTCAAGTCATCCCGGCCTGGCCCGAAGCGCAACCCAAGGTCAACATCCTCGATGTGGTCAAGCAATACGCAGAGGGTCTTGGCGTCCGCCCTTCCGTCCTCAACGAGGACGAAGCTGTTCAAGCGGCAACTGCCCCGCAGAACGAGATGGCACAACTGCAACAAGTCTCCGAGGTTGCCAAGAACTTTGGCAGCGCCGGAGCAAGTCTTGGCAAGGTCGATGTCGGCGGAGGGCTGAATGCGGTTCAGTCACTCCTTGGTTGATGGGGTATTGACGGGGCGGGGCGGGTATGTTAGGCTGAACGGAGGAAGGACATAGGTATGGCTGAAGACTCAACGCAAGCTGAAGGCGAGCTGTCCCTCGAGGCGCATCTGCAATTCGCAGTCCGCTCCATCGAGGCCGACCCTCACTTGCGCGTTCTCGTCCGATACTTCTTGAGCAACTGCTCGGTATTGCCCCAAGCCTCCGTGTTCGACCTGAACCCCGTCCAGAACGCCTACAACCAAGGCGTCCAAGCCGCTGGACTGACGTTCGCAAACCTTCTAACCTCGGTGGAGCCCCGACTCGTGCCCACCTTAACACTCGAGGAGCTGACCCAAAATGAACCCGAATGACCTGATGTGGAAATATCGTTTTGCCATTCTGTGCATCCCTGCAGATGGCGAAAGCGGCGGAGCCAGCAACGACGGATCGGGGTCCGATGCTGGTGCGGGAGCAGGTGAGGGCGCGGCTGGCGATCCCCCTGCTTCTGCTGCTGCGTCCGAAACCGCCCCGAAAACTTTCCTCAACGAGGCCGCTGCCAAGCTGGCCGAGCCGAAGCTGGACGCCGAGGGCAAACCGGTTGTCGAAGAAGGTGGCGAGGCCAAGGCAGAGGAAGCCCCCGCCGCATTCGATCTCGCCGCCGTCAAGCTCCCCGAAGGTGTCGAGCTGGACGCCGATGTTGGCAAGTCCTTCTCGGACATTCTCGCCAACGCCGAGTTGTCCCCGCAAGAGCGTGGCCAGCAGCTCCTTGATCTCCACACCACCGCGCTGAAGGCTGCCGCCGAAAGCGCCATCGAGCAAGTAAAGATCGCCAACCTCGAAACCTACACCAAGATGAATGATGCTTGGCGCAAGGAAATTCCGAACCTCCCCGAGTTCAAAGACAACCCCGAGGCCGAAGGGGGCAAGGTCATCCAAGCCCTTATCTCCATCGGCGCGGACCAGAAATTTTTCGACGCCCTTGATCTCACTGGCGCCGGAAATAACCCGGAAATCCTCCGGGTCCTTCACCGCCTCACCAAACCTTACATGGAGGGCGGAGCCGTCACCGGAACTGGCGCGGCAGCGCAGAAGAAAGAACTGGGGGCGAATATCTACACCTCCACCAAGACTTGAACTCGAAACCCTCACAGGAGTGAAGAATGACCTTCTTCCCGGACGTTCCCTACAACCCGACCCTGCACGACTTCCTTCAGGCCCTTGGCCCGGATGACTCCGTGACGGACCTCGGCGAATTGCTGATGCAGACCAACCAGCTCTACGAAGACATGACTTGGGTCGAGGGCAACCTCCTCACCGGCCACCGTTTCGCTGTGCGCACCGGCCTGCCTTCCCCAACCTGGCGTCGCTTCTATCAAGGCGTCACGCCTACGAAGTCCACTCGCGCGCAGGTCACCGCTTCGACCGGTATGCTCGAGGACTTCTCGGAAATCGACAAGGCGCTGGCCGACCTGAATGGCAATACCGTTCGTTTCCGCCTGCAAGAAGACGCCGCCCACGTCGAGGGCTTCAACCAAGAAGTCGCCCGTGCGCTGATCTACGAAACCGAGGACACCAACGCTGAAGCTATCACCGGCTTCATGGCGCACTTCGACACCGTGACCGGCACTGGTATCGGCGAGCAGGTCATCGACGCTGGCGGCACAGGCACCGACAACGCCAGCATTCTTCTGGTCGGCTGGGCACCCAACACGGTCTTCGGCATCTTCCCCAAGGGCTCCAAGGCCGGGCTGTCGGTCAAGGACTTGGGCGAGCAGAAGCTGCAGGCACTGGCCGCGGACGGCGTGGCCACCGGCTATTACATGGGTTACTCGACCCACTACCGCTGGGACCTCGGCCTTGTTGTCCAGGACTACCGCTATGTCGTGCGGATTGCGAACATCGACCGCAGCCTGCTCGGCGCCGATCCGACCGTCACCGGCTACACCGGCGCGAACCTGCCGAACCTCATGTTCGAGGCCACGGAACTTCTCCCCTCGATGTCGAACTGCCGCCCGATCTTCTACATGGACGCGACGATCAAGACGAAGCTCCGGCAGCAAATCCCGAACGTCATCAAGAACTCGACGCTCGGTTCGATGGAGGTTGGCGGCAAACGTGTCGACGCCTTCCAGGATATGGTTCCGATCCGCCGCATGGACACGATGCGCGTTGACGAAGCTCGTGTGGTCTAAGGAGGGCCCGCAACATGATCATCGACAAACTTCTCTCGCCAGCGGTTGAGCTGGCGCTCTCCACCTTCACCGTCTCGACGCAGGTCATCGGTGACGTGATGGACCTCGGCGTTGCCCGGTCGAACGGGTTGCTCTCCAATCCCTACGGCCCCGGCTTCGATATCAAGGTTCGGGGCGCCACCTCTGGCGGCGCGGCCACCTTGGCCCTGCAACTCGTGACCGACGACAACGCGGCGCTTTCCTCGGCCACCGTGCTGTATACCGTCACCGGCTTGGCCCTCGCCACGCTCAACAAGTATGACCTCTGGGTCCCGCTGCCAGACCTCGACACCTACGAGCGCTATCTCGCTTGGCGCGCCGTGGTCGGGACCGCAGTCTACACGGGCGGCACCATGTCGATCCAGTATGTCGCCAACAAGCGTCGCTGGCGGGCCTACCCTTCGCAGGGTAACGCGTAATGGCGAAACCTACCTCTCTCGCCGCGCAGGTCTCCAAGCAGTCGAAAGAAAAGCTGCTGGCCGAGGCCAAAGAAGACGCCAAGCTGGCTCGGGCGGAAACGCCCCTTGGCAAAGTCCGTGTCCGGCTGGTTCGCCCCTTCTACGATGCCGAGGGCCGCTACCATCCGGCTGGTCCGGCACTCTTGGACGAAGGCAACGTGCCGTCCTCGGCCAAGGTTCTTCGGAAAGCGGAGGTGGCCGAAGCTACTCCCGAAGCTGAAGAGCCCACGGAAGACTGATCGGGCCGAAAAACTTGCAGCGGGGCTACGGTCCCGCTGCCCTCCTCGAGAAAAGAGCCAGCCATGCAGACGCTTCAAAACCTCTACAATCAGGCGCTCACCACAATCGGGGATGCTCCAGGAGTTTCCGACCCCTCGGCCAGCACAAAGGCCACGAACATTCTCAACCTCTGGTTCCCGGTGGCGCGTCATGCGGTGTTTACCGCTGCGCACTGGTCGAGCCTCAAAGTCATCAAGCGGCTCGCCCGTGTATCTGAACGCGATACCTCGGTTGAGTGGGCCAACACCGATCCCGCTCCCGGTTTCCGCTACGCCTTCGCCCTTCCTTCGGATATGTTGCAGCCGCAGTATCTCGAGGACTTCACCCGGTTCCAGTTGGGCCGGGTCGGCACGGAACGCTTGCTCTTCTCCAACCAAGAATTTCCGGTGCTGAACTACACCATCGACGAGGCTACCCCGATCTATTGGGAGCCGGAGTTGTATCGTTGCGTCATTTGGACTCTCGCCGCCTGCATCAACATGGCGAAGAATGGGAAGATGGCGCTGACGCAGAAACTTGAGACGCAAGCAGCCGACATCATTTCGCAGGCCGGATTGCAGGCCGCGAACTCCGACGACACCTACTACGACGCCGTTCCATCCTTCTATGTCGGCACAGGCTTTTCCATCCCAAGCGACCAAACGAAATACTATTACCCTGTCCAATCCTTCCGCTTGGATGCAAACTCCCCATGACCCAGAAGAACCAGACATTCGCCTTCATCGTCGGGGAAGTTGCCGAGGCGTTCTACGGCAGACTCGACCTGCAAAAGTATCCCCTCGGAATGGCCGAGGTGGAGAACTTCTTCATCGACTATCACGGCGGGCTGCTCAATCGAGCGGGCAATCGCTTCATCGGGATGCTGGAAGAGCAGCCGCACCTGTTTGCTCGGTTCCGCGCCAAGTCCCACGACCTCACCTTGTTCTTTACCGAGGACAAGATGCGGGTTATTCGGGATATGGAGTTCCTGCTGGATGCCGCACTGGTCGCAGGAACTATGGCCGCTGGAACTATCACCGCAGCAAATACTTTGGTTGTCGACCAGCTCGTCTGGGTGGATGACGGAACCTATCGAGGTTATTTCTCAGTCACGGCGCGCACTGGTGCCAACTTCACCATCACCTCCCCGATAGGGCAGGTTATCCCGAACGGTGCTGTGCAGTGGGCGCCGGTCTACGAACTCACCACGACCTTTGACGCTGATGATCTGGCCGCTATGAAAGTCAGGCAGGATTTGGAAAAGCTAGTTGTGACCCGTGACACTCGCTTGCCAACGTTCATCGAGCGTGTGGACGATACGGACTGGCTTTTGACGACCTACACGAACGTGCTGCCAGACGCGCCGATAAACCTCATCGGAACGCCATCCGGTGCTGGCGCGGCCTCTGTTGGCTTTGTCGTCACAGCAGTTGTTGATGGTGTGGAGTCAGCCGCGTCAGTCGAACTCGTCACCAGTAGCATCGTCAACTACACCACTACGACCGGGCATTTTCATCTTACCTGGGACGCAGTTGCTGGGGCGGAACGCTACAACGTCTATCGGTCGCTGGTCTACCCGACTGCCTATCCGGTAGGCGCGCAGCTGGGCTACGTCGGCTACAGCACCGATGTCGAGTTTGTCGATCGCAACATCACTGCCGACAACACCAAGACTCCGCCAGTCGCGGTGGACTTCTTCACCGGGGACAATTTTCCCGCAGTCTATACTCGGTTTCAGCAACGTGGGGTTTACGCCGGGCTGGCCCTCGACCCCTTGACAATCGTCGGCTCGCTGGCGAACGACAAGGGCCGTTTCAGCATCGCCTTTCCTCCGGTCGCCACGGACAGCTACAGCTACACCCTCGACGCCGAGAGCGAGCGCCCGATCAAGCACATGCTGGCGCTTCGCTATGGGCTTATGCTGTTCACGGAAGACGGGATCACCCAGCTCCGTGGGGGCGATGGCGTAGCCATTACCGCTCTGTCCGCTTTGGCCGAGACCCAAGGTTATGTCAGCGTCAGCGACCTCGATCCAATCGCCATCAACATGGATGTGCTGTTCATGACAGCGCTGGGCAGCGAACTCAACCAGATGGTCTACACCGAGTATACCAACAGCTTCAAGATGCAGGACATTCTCGTGCTGTCCTCGCATTTGTTCAGCTCGGAAAACCAAGCGGTGCAGATTTCGTGGGCGCCTGAGCCGCACAAGCTTCTCCATTTCGTTCGCGAGGACGGCCAGCGGGCTACGCTTACCTACGAGCGCAACCTCGAGGTCTATGGTTGGTCGCGTTATCGGACACAGGGGGACTATCTCAACCTCATCGTGGTGAAGGAAGACGGGCACAACTTGGCCTACCAAACCATCCGGCGCACCATCCTCGACACCGATGTCATGTTCCTCGAGCGGGAAATGCCTCGCAATGACCGGGCCTTCGACAAGTTCTGGTATGTCGATGCCGGGGTGGATCGTCCTCTGGAAAACCCTGCGTTCACGGCAACGCTTATCCGAGATGGCGACGAAGACGCGGAAGACCCTGACTGGTCCATGGAAGTTTCCAATGTGGCTTGGGCCGCTGTGGATCAGGTGGTTTACATCGCCAATGGTATCTTTCGGGTTACCTCTGTCGGTGTTGGTGTAGTCCAACTCGCCGTGATGCGCCGTCCAACGATCAGCACCTTGTATCAGAAAAATCGCCTGCGCGTTGCTGCTGGGGCATGGGGCTACAACACACAGGTTAGCCAGCTCGACGGCCTGTGGTGGCTTGAGGGGGAGACACTCAGCGTCTTCAACGATGGAGATGCCGCGGTCGACCGCGTTGTCACAGATGGCACGGTCACTTTCACCAACGAGTCGGCTTACATTGTCTGCGGTCTCGGTTATTCCGCTCGGGCGAGAACGCTTCCGTTGGCCCTGCCCAACTTTGTCCTTGGCGGCTATCCTCTGACATTGCGCGGGGTAGCGCTGCGCCAGCTTCGCACTCGTGGTCTGTCCATCGGCACCTCCTACGATGACCTCGAGGAACTTCCCTCGCGTCGTGATGAAGCTTGGGGCAACCCGCTCGAGCCCTACACGGAACTTACTGTAGCCGAACTTTGGGGCAATGGCGGCTGGGATCTCGACGCGCAGATTTGTCTCGAGCAGCAGTATCCGCTTCCTGCTGGAGTTATCGGCTTCACCTTCGATCTCGACGTGGGGGAGTAAATGTGGCGGCAAGTGCAAATTGAGTTGCCCACTGAAGTGGCAAATGACACGACATCCATCTGGCAGTATGACGACGTAGTGCAGGTCGGTATCATGCGCCGGTCGTTTCTTCGCCCCCCTGTTCTATGGGCGCAGGTGCTGCGCGCTGGATTGCGTAACTTGCGCCGGGCCAAGGGCATGCTGGATGACTTGCAAACGCAGTTGGTCATGCCGGTAGTCTACGCCGAGACCCTTCACGACACTCCCGCCAATCAGGCTTTTCTCGAGTTCATCGGCTTCGAAGAACTCCCCGAGAAATACGAACGCAAACTTTACCAACGGAGTATCTGATGGTAGCCCTTGCCCCGATAGCGCCGTATCTCATGGCCGCTTCAACCGTGGTCAGCGGTATCTCGCAATATCAAAACGCCCAATACCAAGCCGCTGTGGCAACGCAGAATGCTGCGCTGCTGGAGGAACAAGCCACTCGCGAAACCTTCGCCGCAAACCAAGATATTGCGGATCAGGACCAGATGGCTCGAGCAGAAATTGCCGACATGCTGGCCCAGATGGATGCTAGTGGGATTAACTCCAGCACCGGCTCGATGATGTTCAAGCGTGCTGGGATGGAGTCTTTGGCCGCCCGTGACCGCGCTCGCTTGGGGCAAAAGCGTGACATCGCCCTCGAGAACACCAAGCGGCAAGCAGCGCAGCAGCGCGCTGAGGCCAAGGCGCTGAAGAAGGCCGGGAAGCTGGGCCTGCTGTCCACGGTCCTTGGCGCCGGGACTTCGTGGCTCTCCGGCCAATCAATGGTCAACGAGTACAACAAAGGGCGCCTCGCGCTCTCCAATCCCAGCTATATGTGAGAGTGAACATGGCCCTCGGAACAGTCAAAGCAAGCGGCGGGCTGCAGACACAGCTTGTTCAGGATAACTCCAGCTCCATCACCGCGCAAGCAGCACAAGGTCTCGGCGATACGGTCAACCGTCTGGCGCAAGCTGGACTTGGCTACCTCAATTCGCAAACGGATATTCAGCGGGTTTACGACGCTCGGATACAGGGTTCGATCGCCCTTGATCTGGACACCCGCTTCGCCCAATACCAGTCCGATCGGGCGAAAGAGTTCACTGAGTTTTCCCGTGAGCGGTCGGCCAGTCCCCTCGGCATGACCCGCGAATACGACGAGCGGCTTGCGGCACAAGAGGCCGAGTTCCTCAAGACCGTGCCGCCCCGCTTCCAGGACGAAGTGAAGAACAAGCTGGCCGAAGATCGAGCCTCTAGAGTCGGCTCGGCTTTCGTCTCCGAGCTGACCCTCCTCGACACCGCCGACACCAACACGCTCAACACAAACCTCAACACTCTCGGCTCCGGACTGAAAGGTGGTTCGGTTACGCTGGAGGATGCCGAGGCGCAATGGGAATCCTCGGTCAACAAGTCCGGGCTCGATGCCGCCACCAAGCAACAGTTCATCGAAAGTGGCAAGGCCACGTTGCAAGGACTGGAGTTCGGCACCTTGGTTGAGCAGGGCGCGCTGGGGTTTGGCGCCGTCGCCGATGGCTCGAATGGATCAGATGTAGTGGCAGCTGGCTTGCTGCCTCAAGAACGGGGGGTTCTCAATGTCATTGCGAAGAACGAAGCGCCCGGATACAACATCTGGAACGGAGGTTCAACCTTTGAAGGGTATGAAGATCACCCTGCGGCGACGAGCTCGGCACCGGGCGAAAGCACTGCTGCGGGCCGCTATCAATTTATTCTGGGGACATGGCGAGCCGCCACCGCCTCCTACGAGCGCGCCACTGGAGTAAAGGTCCCGGACTTTTCGCCGGAATGGCAGGACAGGGTGGCGTTGCATTGGGCCGAGGTGCAATTCAACAAGCACTATTCTGGAGCGACGTTCCGGGAAATTCTGGCAAGTGGCGATCCGCAGCAACTCCTCATCATCCGCGATGTGCTGGGCAAACCGCGCAGCTCCAATCCGAACGATCTGGAATGGGCCGGTCTCGGGCAAATGGGTGACGCCGAGTTCATCGAGATGCTGACCGGGCAGAGCGGGTTTGCCGGGGGCGGCACAGGCGCCGCTGACATGCCCAACGTCTGGACCGATCCCCGCTTTTCGGGATTGAGCCTCGACGCCAAGCAAAGCTTCGCTAATGCTGCAGCGGCGGCGGCGGAGCAACAGAAGGCGGCTATGGCGGCGTCGGTGAAGTTGGAACGGGAGACCTTCCTCGACCAAGTTTACAACGCGGGTTACTCCGGCGACCCCGCAATCGTGTCCGCGCTGCAGTCGTCGAGTCAGTGGGATGCCGAGGCGCAGGCGAAGTTCAATGCTGGGCGGGAGGTCTTCCGCGCCAGCGAGCGCGGCTCGATGAATGTTGGAGCGGCGCTGAACTCCGGCACCCCGCTTTCCGTCACGCAGGCCAAGGACTTCGGGCGCTGGTTCGGCGAGGACGGCTTCGCCGGGATCATGACCGGGGATAAAGCTGCTTACGCGAAGCTCGGCTCCGCTGTCAACATAGCGCGAATTTTCCCCGAGGGCTCCGTCGATGCTTTCCGCGCCGCGATGGGAAACCCGGATACGCAGCCAATGGCGCTGGAGTTTCTGGCGATGGCCCATGCTGGCGACAGCATGATCCTCAAGCGGAGTGGGTTCAGCGACGACGATATTGGCGCCGTGCAGCTTTACGCGAATGTAGCGTCTCGAGCTGGTTCGCAAGAAACTGCCATGGAAGCTTTCCGCAAAGCCGGTGATGCCAGCGCCCTTCTCGGCAAAACTCCCACGGCAATCGCCAAGGAAGCGGATGAGCTGTTCACAGAGTTGTATCCCACCTCCGACGATCTGGTCAGCAACTTTGTCGGCTGGGTCCCGTGGTTCTTCGGCGAGACGGATATTACCTCGCTCAACCCCTCGGTGGAAGGGTTGCTCTCGCAGGACGCTCGAGCGGCGTTCAAGGACGGCTACAGCATCACCGGGACGGAAGAAGGTGCCGAAGCCTACATGCAGTCCTACATTGATAACACCTGGGGACTGACACAAACCCGTTCGCTTTATTTCGGCGGCGACGGAACGCCCGGCTCGGCATACAGCTATGATCCGAACGGACCAACGGTGCTGAAACCGGTGCTGATGAAGCATCCGCCTGAAAAGTATTTCAAGGATTTTGACGGCGGCTCGGGTTTCGTTTACGACGAGCTGGCCAAGTTCGCTGTAGCGAATGGGGCGCAGCCGAGTAACGCAGTTCTTGTCTCGGATGCGGATACCGATCGGCTTGTGCGCGAGGGCAAACGACCGACTTATAAGGTAATTGGCCTCGACGAAAACGGCGGTGCCATACTGTTGCCAGGCCGTTTCGGCGGGGACGAACTCGGGGCGATTGGTGATGCCGATCTCGAGCGCCAAGCATTGAACCGAAGTGCGTTGGAGAACATTGCCATATTCAGTGGCAAGGCCGAGGAACTCAATAACCGCATCATCATGACGGAAAAACTTGGAGGTGGTCCCGCCGAACTCGCCGTTTTGCGAGAACAGCTTAGCAAAGTTGAAACTGCAACCGCCGCCGCAAAACTTGCCGCTGTTGAAAACGGGCATCTTAGCGCCGACATGCCGCAGTCTATTGACGACCCTCGTTTGGATGCCTTAGCCGAGATTGTTGCTGAGTCTTATGTAGCCGATGCTACGACTCAGCGAAAGATTTCCGCGATGCTTCCGGGCATCAAAGCTTCTTCAAAAGACGAGGCACAGCGCATTGCTCTTGGGCGGTTGCTGGCGCAAGAATATAAACTACTCCCCGAGGTCGGCGCCGTTCTTGCCGAAAAAGTTCTGGAGAAATACTGATGGCCGACCTGTTCTCTCCGCTCTATCTTCCCGGAGCCGACGCCGAGAAGCTTAACCCATCGTTCAAGCAGACCATGTCCTCGGCCTTCAGGCTCGAGAATGACGTGGTGAATATGTATGATTGGCTGACTCGTCCGGTCTTCGAGCCCGATCCTGAGTTCGATTTCAAGGCGACGTTCAAGGCGAAGCGGCTGCCGCTTGACTTCATGCCGATGCTTGCTGGGTCACATTCTCAGGCCGAGTTCGATGCGACGCTTGGTCGTATCCAGAAGGAATATCAGGACAAAGCGGTGCTGGCGGCAAGTGGCTGGGGCGGCACGGTTGCTGCGCTGTCGGCTGGCGTGCTGTCTCCGACCGCGTTCATCCCGTTCGTGGGCCAGGCCCGTGGTGGAAAAGCCGTGGCGCAAATGCTGGGGCTTGCGGCTGCGGGGGCAACGGCGCAGAATGCCGCGCTTTTTCTCAATCAGGAAACGCGGACAGAGGCAGAACTCTACGGCGGCATTGCCATGGATACGCTGCTGATGGGGCTGATGGGTGGGGCGTATTTCAGGCTGACGAAAGCGGGGCGAGCGCAGTTGGCCGCCGACATTCCCTACAACCAGAAGTTCGATCTGGTGCCGGAAGGACCAGCTGATGTGGCGCCGGTGGCGGAGAGGAAGGTGCGGGTGGAAGACCCGGTGGCCTCCGAAGTAAAACGAGAAGTCCGCGAACTTGGTATCCGCGATCCTGAAACAGTGCAGGATATGCTGGACGAAGTAGAGGTAGGCCCCACCGCACTCCGTGACAAGGCTTTGCAAATCGGTGAGGTAACTCGGAAGACAGCGAAGTCCTCCGAGGAACAGCTAGAATTTGGTAAGTCATTTCTCGAGGTGCCGATTGCGCAAGGAGTCGTGGCCCGTTTCTCGAAGGTGCCTGCAGGCAGCGGAGGTAAATGGTTCGTAGGTGGTGAATACGCGATTACTCTGCGCACCACTGACGGACAGGAAATCTCCATCCCGAGCAAATCGGTTGATTCGCACAACAAAGCGGGGAATACCGGGATCGATAAAGAAGCAGAGCTGAAACAGGCGATTGCAGAAGGCCGCCTCGACGACCAATTCTATGAAATGTTGGAAGCGGCGGACGAACCCACTGGTATGGCTTCCCCCGATACGGGTAGGACCATACCAAACCTCGACGACACCGCGGGGCTAGGCAGAGGCGCCGATGGCAAATCCGTGGGCGCAGCCAGCGTCCGCACTCGCAACACCCTCGGGGCTAAGGCTGCGCCTAGCAAGGCGCGTCAGGTCGCGATGAATGTGCTGGGGAAAATGTCCCCGGCCTACCGTATGCTTACCCAGCCATTCTTTGCGTCCATGCGGGACGCCGCTGCGAAGCTTGACATGGCGGGCATCCAGCAGGCAGGCCTTAAAACGCAACAGCCCTCGGCTTCCGGCGGCACAGTTATCGAGCGCATCCGGGGCTACGACGCCTATCTCGTGACCCTTTTTCAAAAGGTCGATCAGGCCTTTTACGACTACATCTACGACGGGGCCAAGGGGCTGGACTATAACAGTCCGGCGCTTACCCAACTCAAGTCCATCTTCAGCATGACGCCCAAGGGCAAGATGAGTTGGCCCGAGTTCAAGGCCGCTGTCTTTGAGGCGCATAACGTCGGCGGTGAAATCCCGGCGGAACTAGCTCCTGCCGCGCAAGCTTTCAAGGAGTTCTTTCAGCACTTTACCGATCGCCAGGCGCAATACATGGCTGAGTTTCAGGCGATGGGGATGGACGTTCCCCCGTTGTTCAAGGAACTCGAGGCCGATGAACTTGGCGAAGGTGTTTCCCAATACGCTCACCATATCTTCGACCAGCAGAAGCTGATGGAGAACATGGGGGAGTTCATCCAAGAGTTTGCCGCTGCCCACGAGAAGCAACTGCTGGAGTCGTTTGCCAAGGCCCGCACTCGCCACGCCAAGCGGAAGGCGAAGCTGGAGTTCGAGCGGCTGATTGCCAAGCTTGAACCGGCGGAGTTGAACGCCCGGTTGGTCGAGGTCGAAGGGGACCTTGAGCTGATCGAGCAACTTCCCGAGTGGCAGGCCGTGCGGCAAGAGCGGCTTGACCTGAACAAGCAGGCGCGGGACGAAGGCTGGTCCGCTGAGGCGCTGAAGAAGGCGCAGAAGGACTTGCAAGAGCGCCAGCCCGATGCGTTCAAGGAACTGCAACTCGAGCGCAAGCAGCACATGGCGACGGCGAAGGCGCTGCGGAAATATGGGGCTGACGCCGAGAAGAAGACGGCGGAATTGCAAGCGGCGATTGCCAAGCTTGACGACTCCATCGACGGAATGTTCCGTGAGACCATGCCGAAGATTGCGGCTGCCGACATCTCCATCGCTAACATTCAGGCGAAGGGGGAGAAGGCGCTGGCCCCGGTGACGGCTGGGATCAAACGGATTGTATCGGAGCTAGGCAAGCGTCAAGCCCGCATGTCTAAGCTGCTTGCGAGCAAGCGAACGAACAGCGCCTCACGGCAGAAGGTGGCCGACCTCGTAGAGAAGTCGAAGGCGAAATATGCTGGGATGCTGGAGCGGCTTGCCATTGTCGAGGGAAAGCAGGTGGCGCTTGACCAGCGACTCAGCGAACTGCAGCTGCTTCGCGAGGATGCCATCGCCGATGCGACGCAGCTTGTGCGGAGCCGGGCGGCAAGGTTAGCGGACCTGGAAGACAAACTGGAGTCCGGTCCGGCGACGGCGCTGACGCCCGAGGAACGTGCCCGTATGTTCGACCAAGTTGGGGAGGACATGGAGAAACTTGATGCCGACTTTGCTGATACATGGTATCAGAAAGGCGAGCGCTCGGGCGACCCACTCACCACCAAGGAACCTGACTTTCGCGAACAAGCGGTCGCCTCCGCCACCATGCTCCACCAAAAGCTTACCGGGGGCGAAGTGGAGCTGGCTCCGGCCTACCATCTTCTGCGTCAGGACGCTCGCGGCGCGGAACTCCTCCGCGTGATGAAACTCCCCTTCGACATGAAGAAGAAATGGCTGGTCAACGACATTGAACTTGTCGCCAAGGTCTATGACCGGACGATGGCACCTGACCTGGAAATCTGGCGCGCCTTCGACGGCAGCGTCAATGGTAAATCGGTGCTTGCCGAGATGCAGGAGGAAGTGACGGCGCAGCAGGCTCGTATCGCGCTGGCGAAATACGTCAAGCTGCCTAAGGGGTGGGTGGACGAGGCGGCGAAGCTGCGGGACAAGGTGACGAAACGACTGGCTGAGGCGGGCGACGCAACCGACGTGCATCTGGGGGAGAAGAACTTCTCCGACCAACCCGGTGAGGGTTTCGTTGAGATCACCCCGGAGCTGCGCTCGCAACTTGGTCGGAGTGTGGCGGATGCTGCCGAGGCGGTCACTCGGGATTTCGACGTGGCCATCCAGCGCCTTCGTCGGACTCGCGGGGCACCGCAGAACGGCGGCTCGGGCTGGTGGCGAGCAGGTCGTTTCATCAAAAACATGAACGTGATGACGATGATGGGGGGAGTGCTGACTTCCTCCATCTCCGACATTGCCCGCCCAATCTGGCAGCATGGTGTTCGCAAGACCTTGGGCCAAGGCTGGGTCCCGTTTATTAAACGCACGACAGCGCGAGATAAGCAGTTCCGTCTTCGCTCCAAGGAGATCAACCGCCGTATCGGCCTGAACCTTGAACCAGTGTTGCATAGCCGTGCGCAAGCAGCCTTCGATCTGGCTGATGAAACAATCGGAAGGACACGAGTTGAACGTGCGGCGAACGTCGGCGCCCAGAAGATGGGGCTTATCGCCTTCTATGACTACTGGACTGCGGGGATGAAAACTATCACCGGCAACGTGACTCATGCTACGTTGGCAGAGTATATTCCAGCGGTGGCCGACGCGCTGGCCAAGAATGCTGTGGCGGATGGCGACGCCCTCACAATGTTGACCTACTTGCGCAACCTCGGCCTCCGCGACATGGACATATATCGGATAGCTGAGCAGATGCGTCGGCCGGACGGAGTTGAACGTTTCTCCAATGGCGGCGTCCTCCCCAACATGGATAAGTGGGATGACCCTGCCGCCTATCAGGCCTACCAAGCAGCGGTGCTTACCGAGGTAAACAAGCTGATCGTTACGCCGGGTCTGGAGCGCCCGAACGTAGTTGACGAGAACATGGGCTTCTCCCTCCTGTTCCAGTTCAAAAGCTTCGCATTCGGGGCAAACTCTCGTATGGCCATGTCTGCGCTGCAGGGGAATGACCCATACCTAATGCAGGGCGTCGTCTTTTCCCTTGCACTCGGGGCGCTTTCATACTATACTTACGCCATCAGCGCAGGGGGCAAGACCCTTGAGAAAGCAAACGAGGGCAACGTGGACGAATGGACCTGGGAGGCGGTTAAGCGGAGCGGTATCCTCGGCGTCCTCTCCATCCCCGGCGACGTAGGAGCTGCTGTGCCCGCTCTTTCCGGCGACGATACCAGCACGTTGTTCCGCAAACCAAGTGGCATTCTCGGGACGTTGCTCGGTCCGACCTATACGCAGTTCGACCGCATGGCGGAGGTTATCGTGAAGTCGGGCACCGGAGATGAGAAGCAACAGGCCCGCAACCTCCGCGCACTCCGCCAAGTTTTCGTCCCCTTCCAGAACCATTTCCTCTTTCGCCAGCTCTTCGACCGGGTTGGCGACGCAATCCAAGGAAACTGAACATGACTGTTTCGACAACTACCTCGGGTGTTACCCGGACCGGCGACGGGGTTACGCTGGAGTTTTCGTTCTCCTTTGAGGCGAGACTCGCCGCGGAGATTTTCGTCAGCGAGATTGTGGGGCTGGTGCTTGTCGCCGTTGACCCGGCTGACTACGTTGTGGCGATTGAGCCGAATGGAGTCGGCGGAACGGTGACGTTTACTGTGGCCCCCGACGACGGCGCCAACCTCTACATCTTCCGAGAGACCGCACAGACGCAACTGGTCAGCGTATCCAACCAGACCCGGTATAATCCGGAAGTGGTCGAGGGCGTCTGGGACAAACACGCATTCCTTATTCAGGAACTTCGGGAGCTGGCCAATCGGTCGGTGAAGACCATTCCAGGTGGGGACCCGGATGCGCTGATCGAGACGCTGGAAACTTCGGCAGCGTCGGCAGAAGCTGATGCGGCAGCAGCGGCGGCAGACGCGGCAGCAGCAGCGGCAAGTGCAGCGGCGGCGGCGTTGTTTGATCCCGGCAATCTAGCGGGGCTAATTGCTCTGACGCTTTCGGCGAATAAGCTGGCCTATCCGACAGGGACAAACACTTGGGCACTAACAGATTTTACGGCTTTTGCTCGGACGCTTCTAGATGATGCAAATGCCGGGGCTATGCAGGCCACATTAGGACTAACTATCGGAACGAACGTGCAGGCTTTTAATTCAAAGCTGACAGAACTGGCCGCGCCAACCTACGTCCGGGGCGACATCATTCGGCGCGGTGCTTCCGGACTAGAGCGACTAGCACTCGGAACCCAAGGCAAAGTGCTTTTGAGCGACGGCACGGACATCGGCTACGGTGGAAGTGTTAGAGTTCCTCTTGCAACCAAAACCGCCAGCGCCAGCGCAACGCTGGACTTCACCGAATTCAACAACGCCGTCTACAATTGGTATGAGTTTGAGCTGGAGAACGTAAAGCCAGCGACGGATGGTGTTTATTTGCGCGCAAGGGTCTCCTCAAACGGGGGGGCGACTTATGATGCTGGCGCGTCCAACTACCAGTACATGGGGTATGCTTGTGGCAGCGGTGGCCTTCAAAACCACCAATCAACAGGGGCAATAGCGATTGCCCTCACATACGTTAGTGCGGTCAACATCGGAAACGCAGCCGCAGAACTTGGCGTCACGGGGATAGTCAAGGTTTACAACGCGAGTTTGTCGGCAGGATACACCAGACTATTTGCAACCCTGGAATATGACGACACGGCAACGACCGTGGTGAATATGGGGCTTTCTGGCAGCAGGAGGGCCGCACAAGACACCGACGCCGTGCAGTTCCTGATGTCCAGCGGCAACATCACCAGCGGAACGATCCGCATGTATGGATTGGTGGCATAACATGAAAAAAGAGTCTCGGCAAGACCGCATCTTGAAGCGTGTGGCGGCGGCGGAAAAGAACGTGCGAGTTTCCAAGCCTCCGGCTACTTCCACCGATCGACCCAAGTGGCGCGTGACCAAGTTGAAGCTTGGCTCTGACGGCGGTGCAATCGAAGTGAAGAAGAAATTCTGATGGACACACTCGACAAACACCCTCCGCTTGATCCCAAGCGCCACTCGACCAACAAGCGCGTGAAGCCTCTCGGCGAGAACATCTTCGGCACTCCGGTGCTTACCGCCGAGGGCTCCAAGCGTGTAAAGGTCGGGGACCCTAACAGTACCCCGGCCAAGTTCTTGGGGGCGGGAGAGTCGTTATACCAAAAAACCGCCAGACTTGAGGAAGAAGCCCGTGCGAAGCGCCTTGAGGAGGCCTTCAAGAAGGAAAGCTTTCTGTCCGAGGCGCATAAGAAACTTTTGGACAAGGGCTGGCGTACGGGGAACGAGCAACAACTGCTCAGCATCCTCCGCAAGAAGCAAGGCAACTTAACCTGAGGAGATGGAAATGCCAAGAGAATGGGACAAGATCAGCCAAGAGCGGCTGAAAGGTGTGCATCCTGACTTGGTGCGCGTTATGCACAAGGCGTTACAAGACGCGCCCTTCCCCTTCCGGGTGATCGACGGCCTGCGCACCGTAACCCGGCAAAAAGAGCTGGTGCGGATCGGCGCCTCCAAAACTATGCGCAGTCGGCACCTAACTGGCCATGCTGTCGACATCGTGCCGCTGGTCGATCTGGATCGGGACGGCAAGCTGGAAACGGAGGAGTTGTTCAACTGGCCCCTCATTCGCCAGCTTGCCCCGGTGGTCAAAGCGGCTGCGACTGATCTGGGCGTCGCGCTTGAATGGGGCGGCGACTGGAAGACGTTCAAAGACGGGCCGCATTGGCAGCTCTCTTGGGCGGCTTACCCTTGAAATCCCTGCCGGAGGGTTTCCGGCGACAACACGGAGACGAACAATGAACCCTGCAATCCTTCGCGCGATTGTCTATGTCGCCTGTCTTGGCCTTGGTGGCTTGGCAGCAGCTGCTGCCGCCGCTGGCCTCGGCCACTACGATCCCGACTCCGGGACCTACACTGTCGTCGTGAACATTCCGACGATGGTGACCTATCTCGTCACGATGATCGGCAGCGGCGGTCTCTCGCTCACGGCCTTGCTCAAGGGCTGGGGCAACAAGCCGAGCAGCTGATGTGGCGGGCGCTGTGGAAGGCGCTCCTTTCTTTCATCTCCGACTGGATGGAGCGGAAGGAGCGCGACAACTTGGTGGCAGAGGAGACGCAGGATGACATTCGGATTGCCGATCAAGCTGCTGCCATTCGCGTGTTGCGTGATGCTGCCAGCGTGCCAAGCGAACCTCCAGCCGACGACGGTGGGAAGCCCCTACGTCGAGGTCGCAGACCAAGCGCCAAGGGAAACGGAGAAGGCGCTCTGTGACGCGTGGCTGGGATCGCTTGCGAGCTGGGCGGATGAGGATACGGAGCAGACCAAGGATGAGGTGGACTACAGTATCCGGGTGCAGGAGAAAGTCTGCGCTCCGTTCACGGACGAGTAGCCTCGGCTAACTCCGCTATCAAACAAAGTGCCGCCGCCAGACTTAATTGACTGGCGGCGACTTTTTTTCCGTCAACGTAAACGGAGAGGGTTGGCAAGGCATCGGGGCTTTCCCGCGAGACAATAAATAGGGTCATCGGTAAGCACTCCTTTCCTTGGCTTTATATGTAACTCCCTGTCCCTTCTCTGCCACCGCCCGGATCATGTCCGCCTTCTCCATCAGGTCGATGATCCGCTCGACCGCGTGGGAGGGGACGCGGCGGGAGATAAACTCGATCAGCAGGGAACGTGGTGCGCCCTTCTGGTAGCGAGCGGCGAATTGGAAAAGCATGTGCCAAGCCTCCTCCATCACCTTGCCTTCGCCGCCATTGCTCATTGCTTTGAAGATTTCGGGAATGTGGGCCTCAAGGTCGAACAGCCAATCCATTGCCTGCTGGATATGCTCAACGGTGATGACGAGTTCGTTGGCATCGCTGACGCAGGCGACCTGTGAAAGCTTGAGAAGGTGGGCGACTCGGCGGGAGAGGTAGTGCTGGAGTTTCGGGTGATCGGGAACGGGAAGCCTGCCTCCCATGTGCCAAGCGTCGATGAAGTCGGCGGCCTCGGGGGTGAATTTCATCTCTCCGTAGAGGTTGCCGATCTCCTGAATGTCCGCCTCAAGCTTCGCGTTTAGCTTTTCGTCCTCGGCCTTCTGGCCAAACAGGGATTGCAGGACTACGTCCGCGTCATAGACTAGAAGGCTGCGGGAGAGGAAACCTTGGTCCCAAGCGCCCTCGGGGAGAAGCTGCACCAGCGAAGACGGAGTTGTCCCGGCGATGAAGTTGATCTGCGGGCGAGGAATTTCTATCTTGTGCTTGAGCATTCGCTTGCGTTCGGCGAAGGGCTCGGTGTCGTATATGTTGGTCATCAGGCTCATGAACTCCGTCGCGTAATCCGGGATGAAAACGGTGAGTTCTGAGGCGATGATCTTGAGGGAGTGAAACTCGATGGTCGGCGGATTGCGACCGGGGTGGACAAGGATGCGCTGAGAGTCGGCAAGCTCGTCGATCAAGGACGCTTTGCTAACGCTGCTCGCGGCGAGTTTGTGGTCCTTGAGTTTGCCCCAAAAATAACGCACAGCTTTAAGGGCCTCGGACTTACCGACTCCCGGAGGTGCCACGAATATGGTGTATAGATTGGGATAGAGTGGAGAGCCGTTCGTGTGGACCCAAACTTTCTGTTCAAGCGCCCCCGCGACACAGGCAATCCCGGCCCACCGACGAAGGCGAGCGGGGCTACCTGTATGCGCGGTGAGTTGCTCGAATGCAGCCACCCAACCTTTAATCTTACGCGGCATTCTTATCTCGATATTGCGGGGGCGTTGAGCAGCTGGGTCATGGTGGTGAGGCGCTTGGGCGGAGTCCGGGGGTCATGGCCCTTCCACTTGCGCATTCCGTCAGGGTTGCCGATGATGTTACCGGCCTTGTCGAACTCGGTCATGCCATAGTTGAACCCGACCTTGATGCCGTGGGGGATGGTGAACTCCCTGCCTTTGGCAAGGGGTAGGACCACGCGGAGCTGCTGCAAGATGACGGGGACAAGCTCCTCAAGCCTTCGCCACTTCACGGCGAGGACAAGGCTGTCGTGGACCTGCAGCAACAGGCGGATCGGGAGGTTGTGCCGATCGCGATGGCGCTGGAGTTGAATGGCGCCCCGGTTAATGAACTCTCCGGTAGTGGATTGTGGGGAGTAGGCGATGGCAGCGTTATGCGTTGGAACTGCATTCGGGTCATCCCAGAAATAACGGCGACGGCCCCACGGGGTTGTGAGGCTGCGGTATTCGCGGACCTGCGAAATCGTCTCGAGTTGCCAAGCCTTGATGCAGGGGAAAGCGCCGAAGTAATTCTTCTGGAAGTCGGTGATGGTGGAGACAGGAAGGTGAGCGTGCTGCGACATGGTGTTAGGCTGGCCGAGGTAGTTGGTGCCGTGCCCGAGTTTCTTGGACAGGTCTCGATAGCTTAGATCGCGATAGGCGTTCTGCTCGGCAATCTTCTTGCACAGACCTGGGTCAAGGTCTTCCGGCCAACCAAGATTGCTCCATGCCATGCGGGTAACAGTGGTGTGCAGGTCGCCGGACTCGCAGGCGTCGAGGTAGCTGCCTGCCCAAGCCTCGCCGTGGCTTTCGACGAACCAGTTCCAGGCGATTGCGCCGACACCACGGCTATCTCCTTGCTCAAGGTCAACGTCGATTAGGACCTCGTCCGGCTCCGGCACGAAGATGTCCTTGAGTTTGCCGGTGACGTTTTGCAGGTTGGTGCCAGTGCCCATGTCTGAGAAGCTAGAGTTGAGTCGCCCGGTTTTTGTCCCGGCGACGTTGAAGCTGCAGCGGATTTTGTGGTCGGAGTCGAGCTTGCTCCGCAAGAACCCGAGGGCCTTGTTGCAATCGCGGATGGCGAGGATGTGGTTGATGAAGGGCTCGGCAAAGTAGTAGCTGCGAAAGCCCTCAAGGACTTCGCGGTCGGTGGTGGTGGTAGCCTCGGACTGGCCCTTGCGGCGTTTCTTCTTCTCGGGAATGCCGAGAACGGTGTGGAAAAGGAACTGCACGTCCTGGGGCGAGGCGGGGTTAATGGGGACAGCGGAGCGGCCCTTGTCGCGCTTGCTACGGTCGGCGGGGATGCCAAGACCCTCGGTGCATAGCCGGTTGAATTGCGACTCGAGACGTTCGAGTTGCTTTTCGTAATGGCCAAGGACTGTTCGCCGCCGATTGATGTCGATGGGGAAACCAGATAGCATCATCTCAAGAACGACCGGGAGGGTCGCGAGGGAGGTGTTGTAAGTGGCGCGGGCAACGGAGTCGAGCTGCTTATCCACCTGCAAGAACACGTCGTATGTAACGCAGCAGTCGAGGGCGCAATATAACCAGTATATTTCACTGTCCGTATATTGCAGGGCATTTTCTTCAAGCGTTGAGGTATCTACTACGAGCATCCTCGGCCTCCAGTTTAGTTTTGAACGTTCCGACGTATACACCCGCCACAGTAACTTTATAGTGTCCAAAGGGGGTTATGGATACCCCTCGAAGACCTGTGGTATTTGTAGAAAATATTTTACTATTTAACGCGTTAGCTGAATGGTCCGTCAGGCAAAGATTGATAATGCGGTTATCGTTTTTGACCTGGTTTATGTGGTCTATAATATTGATCGGCCACTCGTTATACCTCATGGCCCAGATTACTCTGTGCACGTATGTTTGAACATATTGAAATTGAAATTTTATGTAACCATCTCCAGTCAAACAACCTACCGGGCGACTAATATTTACCCCTTTTCTCGGGTGCTTCCAATACACAAGACCTAACTCGTAGTTCGCCCGTAAATATGTATGCAGTACTTTCGGGTCTAGAGTAGTTGTCGCTATGCTGTCCATTTATAAACTACCTCGCTGTCCGAAAGCTTATCGGCCTGCTCGTCGAGCTGCCTCGTGTCAATCACCAGCATTGATGCGGACTCCGAAGGAGGAATAGAAGTGGATGGGTTTGCCGAGGGCATGGACGAACTCGAGCTCGTGACGAACTCCGTTGGAGTCCGACCAACCATCGAGGCAGAGGCACCACAACTCGGTGCAAAGATTGAGCATGGTTTCGTTGAGGACCAGCCACGGCTCGTGGTTCGTCCCGATCTCCTTCTCCATGTCCATGCCATAGACGATGGGGGAGAACAGGGGAATGCCAGTACGGAGCGCCTCGATGGTGAAACGACGGGCCTCGAGGAAGCGGTGCTGGCGCACGGCGTAGCTGTTGTGGCTGAACGGCGAAGCGAGGTAGATCATAGTATCCAATTCCTATCGCGAGCGGTGTCAAAGAACAGGTGCGAAGGCACCTGATAGCGTTCCATGATCGGGGAGAACTCGATCACCCACTGCTCGAACGGAACGCCGGTGGAGGTTTTGCAATGGAGAAGATACTTCCGACAGAGATACTTGAGCAGCCCAACGGGATCACGATGCTGCTCGAAGTCGACCAGAGGATATTGGCAGTCCATGTGGAACTGTCCATCCTCGCCGGTCTTATCGTCCTTCAGCTTTCTAGTGTAGATTTTGAACAGCGTGAAGTTCTTGTCCAAGCCAGCTTTGCCGAAGGCGATGTAGCCATCGTCCTCGCCATCCAATAGTTGCGCCATCATTCGAGTCCCTTTAGGTATTGTTGTCTCGCTTCATAAGCCTGCTCGCGCGTAGCAAACGTTCCGATGTTTACACGTTTTTTAAGCTGGCCTAATGTTATCTTGTCGTAGTAACACTTGAACCTGTTGTGCGTGGTATCGTAACTGATACCTTGATACTTACGTCGAGCAACATTTAATGCGTTCTCTTGACGAGTAACAATCCGTAAGTTACCTTTCCGATTGTTTAGTTTATCCCTGTCTTCGTGATCACGCATTCTATCTTGTGGAACATGCGGCAGTAAGAGTTGTTGCATGTAATAAATTTTAGACCCGACTCGTGTTGCGGCATAACCGTTTTTCGTGCAGTGCCAACTGTAACGGGAAAGCCACTCATAGTCCTCGTCATCAACTACAGTATATTTTCCCCGAGTCAAGGCAATGATAGCCATTACTCTTCTTCCTTCTTGCTCGAACGATCTGCTACTCGACGTTTATGCATAAACTTCCAGGCTAGTTCTTCGGAATAAATAGACGCCAGAAAACCAAGACCCTTTTCCATTTCAATTTGCAAAGCATGGTGCATGAGCATTGTATCGTCGGCCCAAGAGGAAACTGGTATCCCCATCAATCTCCAAAGATACTGAGTATCATATTGAAAATTGTGCCCGAAGACTCGCTTGCCCTCGAAGTTGATGCAGCGCTCTACGAACTTCCAAGCAATGCGTTCCTCGCGGGGAGTGGACCAGTAGTTCCCGGACGGCACCTCGCCGTTGTAAAAGGGGATGACAAGCGCCCGCTCGGGCGACGGGGCTATGCCGACGCAGGTAATCAACGGGTTCTTGGTCTCAATGTCCACGGACAAAGCGGAGGACGGAAGGATGAACTCCTGCCAGAAGGACTCAAGGTCCTCAAGCGTCGGGCGCAGGTGCAAGTAGCGCTGCGGGCGAATAACCTCGGGGAAGCTGGACTGGCGCTTGGCCTTCATCAGGTCCATCAGCAGCACCGGCTCCTGCTTGATCTCAGCAAGCACGGCGCGGGGGTGCAGGACAGGGAGGACTTTGACGTTGCCGCAACTGGCGATCGAGGTGGTGACACGGCCACGGGCGAACTTGAGTTTGCTCTGGTGGGTCATAGCGAGCAAGGCGAGCTCGCCGCAGGTGATGACGATGTTGGGCCTGATGCGGCGAATGTTGGTGTAGAGGGCGTGCAAGGCCGGGCCGAACTCAGCTCGGAGGTAGGCTTTGCGGGCGATGGCGGGGAATGCGGTGAGTGCGCCGCGCTTGTCCTGCTGCGTGAAGGCGTAGAAGGAACCAGCGGGCTGGTCGAAGACGTTCATGAACGTGCAGTCCTCGGGCGAGATACCGGCCCGACGAAGCTGCGCGCGGAAGTATTTCCAGTAGCCGTTTGTGAAAGCCCCGCCAGCTTCGTTAAGGGATGGAAAGTCAGCGAGGATAAGGATGGACATAGCGGACTCCAGACTGGTATGGTTGCTGTCTAATCGGGGGCAGCCATATCAGTCTCGGCGTTTCACCTTGTTCCGATAGGCCAGTGCGTTCTGGTAGATTTCGTCGAGGGCCTCAAGGCCGAGGACGAACATGGGGGAGGACTCTTCGGCGGCGAGAATGGCGTTGCCGCTGCCCATGGTCGGATCGAGCATCACGGTGGACTCGTCAACGAACATGCGAAAGAAGTGCTGAAGCATGGCGCGAGGTTTTTCGCTCGCATGGACTTCCTTAGTCTTTGGATGAGCAAAGAGGTTGGAGACCGCTTGGACAATTTTTCGATCACCGCGACTGCCGAATAGGCAGACTTCGTAGACTTGACGGGGGCCGCGTTGAGGGTCAGGAAGCACTCCAGAGTTGTCGCTCCGGTGCCATATAAGTGGGACCGGGTTGATCTTCCACCCCATATCCTCAAGAGCAAGGCGTGATTGATGCACAATCTCCAACCGAGCGGATAGCCAAAACATGAGGTGAGCGGAGTCAGCCACGTGAGTTCCCATGGCGCTTCGGAGGGCGGCGATACACTGTTGATAAAGCTCAGGGCTGTCTTCGTAGCCCCCAAGAAGTCCAGTTGCTCCGCCATTGTGCTTGTCATAGTTGATCCCGTATGGAAAGTCACAGTGGAGGAAGTTGAACTTCGGCCCGGCCCACGGAGCCTTGACCCACTCGCGGAAGTCAGCGAGCCGATACGGCGCGGCGGGCTGCTCAGCGGAAACCGGAAGCGTGGGCTCCTTGCTGCGGGCAGCAGCCATTGGGTTCACCGAGACCGGCTTGGCGAAAAGGCTGTCGATGGCGCTGTCAACGTCGGCATCGGCTGCTTCCTCGGCGCGCTGCTTCTTGCGCAAGCAGATGTTGTAGGCGGTGGACAGGTTGTCGGCATTCACGACAAGGGGTTCCTCGGAGGAGAGATACTCCTGCACGAGAAGGAACTTGCCGACTACGGTGTCGGAGCTGGAGAGGAGGGCGCCGGTATCGGAGAGGGTCCAGTCGGGGTCCTTGAGCCGCTTCAGCGCATGGATGCGGGCGACAGCGTTGACCTCCTCCTTCCACGTCAGCGATTTGCGCTTGACGTTCTCCTCAAGTTCGATGGCCTCGAGTTCCTCGCGGGGGAGTTCGTTGGTGAACTGGACAAGGATATGGGTAAGGCCGAGTTCTTCGTGGGCGATTAGGCGACGCTCACCCGCGACGAGGACGCCCTCGGGGGTGATGACGATGGGGTGGAGCAGGCCGAACTGGCGGATGGACTCGGCCAACTCCGGGATGCCGGAGAACTCCTTCCGCTGCCGATCTGGGGCGCGGACGATTGAGGCGATAGGGTAGGAACGGAAGGAGCCGGAAAGCATGGGGGACCTCAGAATGCTGGATATGGGAAGACGGGGGATTTCTCCCCCGCCCGCTTGTCACGGCTGCTTAGTCGAGCGGCGCGTAGTTTTTCACGTCGCAGTAGGTCTCGCCGCGCTCGGGGTCTTCGCGGTGAGCCGCCTGCGCGATGAACTCGGCACCGACCATCTTGCCCAGGAGTTCCTTGACGGTGGTATCTTCGTCGCCCTCGAGCTTGAGGGTGTCGAGCAGGAACCGGCGAATGTTCCAGAGGAACTTCTCGACGGCGACTTTGCCCTCGGCGGTGTTGTCCAGCATGAAACGGATCGAGTTGACACCGGCCTTGAGGTCGCCGTATTCGGCCAGATCATCCATGTCCACGTCTTCGGCAGCGTCGTAGGGCATCTTCGGGACGCAGGGGATTTCGATGGTGGACCACTTGCCGTCCTTGGAGACGGACTCCTTGTGCGGTTTGTGGACGGCCCAGATGTAGGTGCCGATCGGCATAAGCGCGGGCTTCTCGATGTCGGCGACTTTGGTGTTCAGGGCTTCGAGGAAGTTCATCGTCAGGTTTCCTTGTTGTTGATCATCATGATCGTGCTGCTGCTTAGCGACTTTACACAGGGCGTCGCCAGTCCCTAAACCCTCGCTTGTCGTGAGGGTTTTGTCAAAGCCAGCTCGGGTGGCCAGCCATCTGCTACTCTCCGGTAGAGAGTGTTTCGTGCGGTTCGACAACGTTTATCTCGTAGCCACTCGGCAAGTGTTTTAGTTTCGCCGAAAGCCTCAAGGTATTTGTTGCTGACTCGGTTGTTTGCGTTCTGTTGCGCTGTTACGAACTGACAATTTTCAGGGGTGTAGTCCCCATCATTATCTTTACGATCCAGCTGCAAGCCCGGTCTATAACCATTCTCATGCGCCCATACGGCAAAGAGAATATACGAAGACCACCGACGGCAAACAGTTATTCCACGACCACCATAACGATGGTAGTTGTGCCGTTCGGGATTATTACACCGACCGTGCATCGCAGAAAAAACTGATTGCAGTGAGTTACCGGCCATTACTTTTCTCCGAGCAACGCTTTGAATAGGTCTGCAAGTCCGGTCTCAAGAGGGTAGCGACCCTCCACAGCAAAGGGCACTGGATTTTTCAGATCAACCAACATGGTTGATTGAGTAGTGATAGTCCGTTTGACATTCGTGCCGCTGCCTTTTGACTCTGCCATTATCAGCGTCGGAAATACTTTGGCAATTTGAGGACCAAGGGCCTTTCCCAAACTTGAGGCATATCCTTTGGTTGTTCCATCATCGCGCTCAATGAGATCGACATGTGATAACACGAGAATGTGGCACTTGAAGTCAGGACTGGTCAGAAGTTCAAGCAGGGTTTTGAGAGAGTCTTGAGCTGCGGCATACCACTGGCGAGGGTCTTTCGCAGCCGGGGACATGCCTCGTGCCCAATGAAAAGCAGCCCGGCCAGCTGAGGTCAGCGTGTCTAGTACAAAGATAGTATTGCTATCCCACTCGGCGATGCTGGTATTGTCATCCCATTTGTTGAGATACTTGAGGGCATCGACCCAAGCCTTCGGCTGCCCGGCGACTTCGAGGCCAGTCATCTGGCTGGCGCGGAACTTGTCCCGGACCGATACGATGTCGAGCTTGTCGAGGAGTTTCGGGTCGGTGTGCTTGCAGAGGTGGATGAGGCTGTCGGCGTTGTTGTCAAGGTCGAGCATGCGGATGGAGTATCCCGCCTGCAGGAGGGAGATAAGGCTGCCGGTTTTGCCGGTGCCGCTGTCGCCGATGTAGAGGGCACGGACGGGTTTGCCGGTGATGAGGTCGGTGCTAGCTTTGGCCATTGATGGACTCCCTAAGGCTGCGCAGCAGACTCGCTGCAAGGTCACGGGTTTGACGGGCAAGCTGACGCTGCAAGTCGGTGAGGTTCGGGTCGGCTGCAACTTCGCTCATGGCGGTCATGGCGCGAGTGGCGGCGAAGACGTGGGCGTTGATGTCGAGATGGGGTTTGTTATACATCAGCGGCGCTCCTTCAAGGCTGTAGCGAGAGCATAGGTCAGGTCGTTGATCTGGCCCGCGATAGCCTTGGCTTCATCTGTCGCTGTGCGAGAAGTCATTACCCGCTGCACGTTGCGTCGGGCCATCCAGCAAGCGCCGGTGAGACCGTTGTGCGCCCAAGCGTCTTGCTGCTCGAGAGTGCGCTGACTCATACGTTTGGCCATGATTACCTCCGAGCCAACGGGTCCCAGCGGTCCCGTTTCTTGAAGCCGCCCTGCAGCAGGTTCTCACGGATGCCGGGGACAGCCGAGCAAATCTGCTTGAACTCGCAGCCGCCGTAATTCCCACAGGCCGTCCGGTCCATAGGATAGTAGCCGGACTCATGGCAACGCTTGGCTTCGCCGATGTAGTGGAGGACTTCGGTGCGGAACTCCTCGAGCTGACGGTCGCTGCGAGTGACGGGCTGGCGACCGAAGGCGGTGAAGCCAACGGCGATGTAGGCTGCGTCGATGACCACGCCCTTGACAGGCATGTTGAAGATGATCTGCCCGGCCCAGGTGTAACCCGTCATCTGGTAGTCGGGCGAGTATCCCTCAAAGAAACGCGGGGTGATCTGGGAGCCGGTGGTCTTCTGGTCCTGCACATATATGTCGCCGCCGTAGTTGACGAGACGGTCGATGTGGCCGCAGTAGGTGTAGGTCTCGTCGAGGTCGATCGAGAAGGAATACTCGACAGCGGCTCGACCGTCGGAGAGGATGACGGTCTGCATAGGGTCGTCGCGATACTGCTCAAGATACCAGACGATGGAGCGGATGAGGGTATCACGAGTCTTGCTGGTGTGCATCCAGTCCTGTGGCGCGTCCTTTTCGCGGTCCCATGTAGCCTCGAGGGCTTCGCGGACAACCAAGCGGAGGGCAGTGTCGTAGTCCACGCCCGCTGCGCGGTGCTTGTGGAAGTGTTCCAGCGCTGTTGCGTAATGCCCGCCGAAGATCAGGTGGACGGACTTTTGCTGCGCCGTCCAGCCCTGCAGCATGGAGTAGTAATACTTGCGAGGGCAGGTGACGAAGGTGCCAAGACTCGTGCTATCCCAGGAGTGTTGAAATCCTGTCTCGTCGAAGGAGAGGAGCTGGGTCATCACTGTCTCCCTTTCACGATGATGCGCCAGCCCATGAACTCGGAATGGTGGGCCGTGTGAACTCGCACGTTTGAGTTGGCTTCGATCTCTTGAAGCAAATGCTTCTCCTGGAGTTCGGTGATGGCGATGGCTACGTCAGCCCGATCAAAGGCTGCTTGCTCGAGACGGTCAGCCATGCGAGCCAGATACATATACATGCTGTCCATGATCAAAGCCCGTCCAGCAGGTCGCCGAGCGCGGCCTTGTCGAGGATGCTGGCGCGCGCCTCACGTTCCTTCTGCGCGCCGGACTTGCGGGCTGCAGGGGTGCCGATCTTCTTGTCGTCGGCGAGGACGAAGCCAGCGCGGGACTTGCGGAGGTCGGCGATGATGGCGTCGAGGTCTTGCTCGGAAAGCTTGAGGGGGTCCCGAGCCATAAGCTCGGAGATCGGGGCAAGGTCGGACATGGGATGGACTCCTAGCGGGGTGTAAACTGTAGTTCGTCAAGAATTGGGTTCGGCGCAGTCATTAGATCAAGTAGCGTCTGAACCTGTTCCGGCTTAGACTTTGGGCGAAGGAGCTTTTCTGCCTTGCGAATAAGTCGCAGCGCCTTCGCCACTTTCTTTTTCGAGGGCATAGCAGGACTCCTAGAGTTCGAGATCGGGGGCGGCTACTGGTTCTTCCTGCACGTCGGACATTTTGTCCACGAATTTGCTGACGATCCGGCGGACCATGACCGAGGGGTCTTGCCGTGGGAACAGTGCCTTGATGGCGGCGAGGTCGCCGGAGCGGAGGTTGAGCGTGTGCTTCTGCAAGTCCTCAATCTTGGGTCGAGCCATTGCGGGCCTCCTTTTTAACGATCCAGAGCCGCGTGTCGCTGTCCACAGGGGGCTGGATGAAGCTTAGGTTGAGTAGGCCAAGACGCTTGCGCTCGGCGTAGAGTTTGTTGCGGAGAAGCTGGACGTTGCTCGTGATGACGGAGATGCCCACGTCGGCTTCGCTTGCGCGGAGCAGAAGAAAGGCGAGGTCGGGGTGTGTCATCGTGTTCATTGACCAGTTCCTTTGTCATGTGGGCGGCGTGAGCGGGAGTCCAATCGCGCTGCGCCTTGGGGAACGGAAGTTAGGTTGCCGCCCACATGACGAAAGAACTGGAGGGGGCCGAAGCCCCCACCAATCTTGCCGGGGTTACTCGGCAGCAGCCGGGGCCGGGGCGAGGTCGCCGAGGTCCAGGTCGCCCATCGCTTCTTCCGCCGAGGCCTGACGGGCCTTGACCCGGCGCTTGGCCTCCTTGACAACCTCGTCGCGCAGCGCGATCTCGGCCAGCTTGGCCTCGTAGGCGTCTTCGCCGATCTTCTCGCGGACCGCCTTGACGGTGAGCTTTTTCGAGGCAACGAAGTCGGCGAAGATGCCGCGGGCGATCTTGAGGGCTTCGACCTCGGTCGGATCGGTGGACTTGCGCCCGCCGCCAACGCTGGCGAGGGTGAAGACGTAGGCAGCGTCGTAAGCCGAGACGAAATCGACGATGTTGTCAGCTGTCGGCTCGCCTTCCTTGGCGGTGCCCTCAGCAGCGGCCTTGACCTTGCTCGCCATGTTGTTGCGGACGTTCTCGGCGCGGACCTGGTTCAGCGCCTTGGCCTCAGCCTCGGTGATCGTGTGGCCTTCGGCGTAGGGCTGGAGGACAGCGAAGGTCTGGCCTGCGATGGTGATTTCCTTGGTGGTCATGGTGGCTCCTTTGGCCGGGGTTCTGCGCGGGATTGCGCGGGGACTTCTAATCGGGCCGGGGTATCCCGCGCCATGGGTCATTGATAGACTACGGCGCGGGGATTGTCAAGCGGTTTGTTCAGTTGGATATGGTTTAACCCGAAACGGGTGGAGCCATATCAGGGCTGCAACAACCCGTTGTCAAGCAGGTGGTAATAGACGCGAGCGCAGGCGCGAGTGTCAACAAGGGCATCGTGCGCACCGGAGATTTCCTCGCCGAAGAAATGGCGATAGGCCTCCTCGAGTTTGGGCGATTTGAACTTGTCTCCGTGGCCCCATTTGATCATGGACTCGGTAGGGGGGAGACGGAGGATGGGGGTGGTGGCCTCGAGGGTGCAGAACTTGCGGATCGGAGCGAGGGGGGAGAAATCCTGCTCGGCGCGCTGGACTGCATACTCGACCAGCTTCTCATCGAACTGGAGGTTGTGGGCCACAACCAACTCCGCTCTCGTGCAGGCGTAGCGGAGAAGGGCGATGGCTTGGGCTGGTTGGACACCGTAGCGGCGGGACAGCTCCGGCGTGATGCCGTGGGTTTCGAGGGCTTCCGGTGAACAGGTCACCGTCTCCGGTAGCGCCACCAGCGTTGACACTTCATAAACCGGGCGACGAGCGTTGTCGTAGAGGGAGATGGCGAGCTGCATGATGTGGGGCTGGAACTCCAGCCGGGGGCTTCGCTTGTTGGGCAGGCCGGAGGTTTCGGTGTCGAAGAAGCAGATCATTCAAGTTTTCCTTTTGTGATGCGGGCATGTATAACTGCGGCTTTGATTTTCCTGGCCCACGGTCCGTCTCCTTTGGCGATGCCTATTCCAGTCTTCCGTCGAGCTTCGTTAAGAAGGGCTTGCGCTATTTCTTGCGAACGTCGCTGTTTCTCCAAGGTGGTTTTGGGACCACGACCTCGGATGAAATGTTCGCCTTTCCAAAGCTCGGTCATGGCTGGGCTCCTTCGAGGGCATTGCGGGCAGACTTGGACGGTCATTGATCCTTGCTCCTGTCCGGCGCGATGCCCATGGCTTCCATCAGGGCAATGACCTGTGGGTCGGTCTGACTGCGCGCCCATGCTTCGCTCTCCTCGGGGGAAGCATCGAACTCACCAGCGGCAACCCGGCCTGCGAACTTCATGAAGCCGAGGTCCACCAACTCCCGCCAAAGAGCGGTCGGGCCGCAAACATGAACATCGGCATAGTCGTCAAACTCGCCTGTCGCAGCGCGAATGGCCAAGGCTTCATACTGCGCCGCCCGGTCGGGTTTGCACTGTGCCGCGACCTTGCGGAGTTCAGCGGTGAGGCGGGTTTTCGTGTCGGTC